CGTGATTATATTGATTAACTTCAAAAACCTTTCCAGAATATAAATCATTTACTTGCGAAGAAGATCCTCTAATAGTTGTACCTGAAGTTGTTCTAGTAGTTCCTGCATAATATATTAGATCTTGAGCATTTGTAAATGATTCACCCTGAACATTGGTAAGATACAAAGTATCGATACCATTAACAGCAGAAACTGTAAGAACAGCACCAGATCCCTTACCAAAATAACTAGTTGTGACACCAAGAGAATCACCAAGTGCATATCCATTTCCTTTTGATGCTGAAACAATAGAGACCCCAGTAATTGTTCCACTAGAGTTTGTAGTAATGTCTGCTAATGCACCAGAACCATTTCCACTAATAGAATATAGGGGAACACTTGAGTATGTTGCTGAAGAACCAGAGTAACCAATTCCTGTTGTAACACCTAAAGTGTTTATAGGTCCACCAATTTTTTCAATAATACCAGTTGTGCTAGTGGCATTGGTTGCACCTTCACCAACTTTTCTACCTGGAGTCAGTATTGCACCCAAAGAAGATGTGTTTGTAATACCAACTTTAAGTTTCTTTGGAAGCGTTTTAATGCCATTATTTGGGATATTTGAAACATTTTTACTTCCAGCATCAACACCACCATTATAAAAGACTACATCACCCGTTTTTACAAATTTAGCTTTATAAAGTTTAAATGTGAGATCTTGATATTGGCTAGCAGTCCAAATAGTACCATTTTGGGACTTGAACAAACTTCCACCACTATACTGTTTAGTTACAACTACACTTTGAACATCTGGAAGATTCGAAGTTCTTACAGTCTTCTTGCCCATTGTTCCAACCCACATTTCAAATAAATCGGAAGTTGGTGCTAAGAATACTGCAGCATATTCTCTGCCAGACTCCAAGTAAATTGGTGATGGGAAAGTTATTCTTGTCGGAACCGAAGCATCACTTGAAACATTTATTTGATTTGGTTCAAGAGCAGTTCTTGCATAGTCCTGAACAAGTTGATTGGTCGGTGTCCCAAGTTCAACAGTTCTTATTTCAACAAAAAGTTTTGCATTTGGATCCTTAGTAGCAAAATAAACATCCATTCCTGTTAAGAATGCACCAGTTTCATCAACCGTAAATGATTGTGCTAGAGGATCTTTTCCTGCTCTTCTTCTTTCAACACTAACATCAACATTTACATCAACCTCAGATGGTCTATCTGAAGGTTTGGGTGGATTTCTAACATTAACGGTGTTTGTATTTTGATGTAAAATAACTCCACTACCACTATAAGTTGTTGAGGCATTACTTGCATAAGTTGTGCTTCCTGGTAATGGAGTGATACCTGGAGGTGCCGCAGTAATCTTAAACTCTCTCTGTCCACTTTGTATCTTAATCGGTGGTGGTGGAGTAAGATTTGCATCTCTAATAAAGAAGGTTCCAACTAGATCACCATAATTATCAGTAATTAATCTTACATTAGTAACTCTAGCAACTGCTCCACTACTTTCACCACTCAATATTACGCCAGGAACGACAAATCCACCATAATTCGTCATATCAGTTGCAAGAAGTCTTGCACCAACATTTAAAACCGTAGAGGATGGTGAATAAGAAGTTCCTAGAGTTGAAGTTCTGTCATATGGACTGACAGTATATGTTGAAGTTGAAAGTTCGGGAACAATCGATTGTTTGTGATTTGGTGCCCTACAGATAAATCTAATAACTAAACCTTCACTTCCCAAATGACCTCTTACAATCTCATCAACTTGGAATGTTCCTGAGATCATTTCAATCTCCATAAGTTTAGGAACAAAATCCACATTTGCAATTTTATCAAGATAGTGATAGTGTTGTGTAAATGGTTTTAATCCACTAGTAGCAAAATAAACGTTTCTAGATCTCATCCAAGGATCTGTATCCCCAGATATTTTAACACTTTCAACATAAGTAAACTCTCTGGAAGGACCTTCCAGAACATTTGTAAATGATGTTGTTCTTGTTGTTGTAGTTGTTGTTGCTATATCGCCACCTATATTTTGAACATCAACATTCACATCTGTAGCAGTATTCGACTTTTCTACCCATTGAGCACCAGTAGATTCCGTTCTAACATCATCTACATAAATGGTTCTAACCCAGTTATCTGCTGCTGGATCTAAGAAAATGCCACCAACATACTCAATAACGTTAAATGGGTTCACATTTTCCACATTTGATGCTTGTGGTTGTTCTAACCAACCAACTTCTTCATAGTTAAGTGTGATTAGATCTCCTGTTTTTCTTGTATTTGGATCTAAAAGTTTTAGATTTGTGCTGTAATCTGCAGTTGTTCTGTCTATTCCAGAATCAAGAGCTAGTTCAGAATTGATAGACCAAAAATCAACTGGAGAAATTAATTCTCCTTTAGAAGTGTCAACATCACACTTGACATCCGCATTTTTTGTATCTATTAAATCCAAATTTTTAAAGTCATCAGCAATAAATCCAGTTTTAAATCTACTTAAACCATCAGCATCTTGAATTTGAAGAGATTGAGTATCCAATTCGAGAAGATTCAAACTCGTATTGATTTCTATATTTTTAATTCTAGATTCGAGAGCAGCAATATCTCTCATTGTAAATCTTCTATTATCATAAAGTTTGTAGTTAACACCAACTTTAGGATCATAAAGATATGCTGGCAGAGTAATTTCTGCGAGATCCATTGCATCATCAACATCTACAGGTGGAGCAGGAACTTCTGCTGGAGCTCCAACAATAACTGATACCTGACCAAGTTTATTGAGCGTTACCTTATCAATTCTTGGCAAATAATAACTATATCCAACTAATGAACTTTCATTTGGGGTTATGATATAGTTAACAGTCGATTCAAAACTGCGACTTGAAAATGCAAATGGTGATGCTGAAGTTGAAGTGAATTTGCTAACTCTTGGTCTAAAATCGAGAGTATCAGTTGCTCTTAGATTATTTGATAAAAGTGGAATATCATTTGTAAATCTATCTTTAGTATATGAATTTACCGTAAAAATATCTCCACTATTACCACTTTGAATTTGATAATAATTAAAGATTGCGAGAAGTTGCTTTGATGGCACTATTCCACCTTGAGTTCTTACAAGTTTAGAATAATCACAATACTGATCTTTTTGCCCTTTATCTAGAGTATAATTACTTGTTAAACTTAGATATGATCCTTTTGTAATACCTTGAATATTCGTTTCAATATTGGATTCTTTAAATGTAACAGTTTCTCCAACTTCAAATAATCTAGAATTTAAGTATACAAATTCAATTTCTGTTGGAGAACTTCTAGTTACTAATTGTCCAATTGCTCTACTCTTAGAACCAATGATTTTTTCACCAACAATTGTATTTGTATCCAATGCCAATCCACTAACAAAAGTTAGTTTATCTAAGATTGGTTGATTTGTATCAACCGACTGATAAATTGCTATAACATTTGCAACATCTGGAAGATTTAATGAAATTTCTGCATCTTCAACCCTTAGACCATAATACTTACTTGTGGTCAGTCCACTTGTTACTGTTGAAACTCCACTAGTTTTATCAATTACAAGTTTTTCACTACGAATATAATTCTTTGATTTCGAACTAATCCTACTTTTCTTCAGAGTTACATTAACACTAACATTCGATTGACTTGCGGTTAATCCGGTAAAAGTTACAGATCCTCCATTAGATCCCAAACTAAACTGTGATGAAGTATTTGCTGCTATAGTACCGTTGGAATAATGAATGGAATATTTTTCTGCATCATATGCCTCGAAAAATGCACTCGTAATTCCTGTTACATCCGAAAGGTTAACTGTGAGTTGACCATTTGCATTTGTGGATTTGCCTGTAACTTGAGAACTTATAAGTAGGTTAGAATTATCTAAACCAACACTTGATATATTTTTCTTTGGTAATGGAGTATATAAAGATGCTTTATCAACATTCAATAGTTGTGGATTGCCGATTGAAAATGTTGTAGTTTCTGTTGCTGACGATGGAAGAGTTTTATCACATATTCCAGAAACATCAGAATCTAGTGCTACAACAGTCATCGACAGTCCATCTCCAGCAACTGCCGATACTCTATTAAAAGTTTCTGTTGAAGATCCAGCTTTTTGATATCTAATAATAGAATCTATTTTGATTCCTAAGAAAGTTCTACCGGGGCAAGTAACTATTCCTCCAGTAGTGACACTAATTCTGTCAGTTAAATTAAATCCACTAGGAATTGTGCGGTATAAAACAGTATCTGCGATAAAATCACATCCCATCGACGCATTTATTCCGTTAGAGTCTTGATAAACGGATTTGATGTCTGAAGTAGTATATGCTGTTACTGATTGAATATTTCTGGTAGTTTCTAGATTTTCATTAATGATAATCTGTTCCCCAACAAGAAAGTTTCCAGAAGTTTGTGTTAAAGTTACCAACGTTGAACTTGGATCACTAACAACATATCCAGAAGCCCCGCTACTTAGACCACGAACATAAGAAGTTGCTGGACATTCAGTTCCGGTTATTCCCAATGATAATGTTAATGCAGTATATGTCTGCACATCAAACAAATATAGGTCCCATTCGGTGGTGGCATTTGAATATGGCGCATCAGAGACACCAAATGAATATATTCTTGCCTCACCAATCTGAGTTCCAGTTCCTGCGTTTGTAGTTGATGTATTTCTTCTTTTATTGTATAGTTTAATTGTATTTGTATTTGACAATCCTATGATGGGAGTTCCATAGACATTGTTAACTTTTAAACGATTTCCCATTTCAAATGGGATTAGGGCTTCATTTATGGTTTTGGTAGTTCTTGGTTTTGGAACATCAATAATTCTAGATCCATCAAGACTAACATCAAATCCTTTAACGTATGCTCTCCCTGGAGAAACTCTCACACACATCAAATCATCTGATGGTGTATTTCCTTCTTCCGTTTTTTGTGATTCTACATAAACGCCCTGGGAAGAAATCTCATCATTTAAAGAGTTTAAAACATCAACCGTAAATGGATCAATAGCATAATTTCCAGATTCTTCAAATGTTCTTTTAGCAAGATACTTTTGAATCTCCGAATAAGTTGTTGCATTTTGGAGTTTTTTAATTTCACCACGATCAACTCTTACAAGCTCAACAAAATTAGTATCTTCAAAGTCATCTAAAGATTTTTTTGTTAAATTTACGCTAATTTTAAATCTATCTGCTCCTGGTGCAGCATAGTTTGAAAATCCTCTAGCGTTATCATTTAGAGTAGTGTCATCATTTGCAGTAACAATTTCCTCTAAGATATTCAAACCAACCCTATAAGATGGAGTTGTTGAATATGGTTCTAGAACAATTTGATCTTTCTGTACATCAACAAATGTTCCTCTAATAAAATATACACCTTGATCTAAACCAACTGCAGATCCAACTGCGGTTGCATTTTGAGATAATACTGTAAGTATGGTATCTCCAGAATTGATAGTTGTGTTTCCGTAAGTAATATTTTCTTCTAAGATTAAAATTTCGCCATCGGGAAACTGGGAGATTTGGAAATCATTTCCAGAATCCAAATATTTTATATAAATGGTTATATCTTCAATACCTTCATCTGGTGGTAAAGTATAGTTCTTAATAGAAGCTATAATACCAGAATCTTGTCCCTTAACCCTTTTGCCGATAAGATCTTTCAAATAAACTGTGATATCAATACCCAAATGATCTGGATTAACTTTGACACAAAAATATCTATTGTCATAAGTTACTGATCCCGGGATCACCATCGATCCCTCTTTAAATATATGACTTCCAAACGATTCTATCTGATTCTGTAAGATAGATTGAAGATTTGTTAATTCTCTTGCTTGGACAGGATATCCAGGTTTAAATAAAACCCTATAAAAATTATCATTCTTGTCAAAATCATCAAAATATGGACTGATATTTAAGTTAGTTTTTTGTGGCATTTTTAGAATTCCAGGATGATTTTAATATCTTCTTTTTGGCGAGAGTTTCTGCTGATTATTGGTCTATTGTCGATATAGACAATTTCTCCCGATCCTTTATTTATTTCGGGACTTGCTACCCCATTTGTGAAATTAACTCCAAGATTGATTAATTTTGTTCCAGTTGGATTTGTTGTAATTCCACTAAATGAAGTATCAATAGAACCAGTAAATCCAGAGTTTGATCCAATAATCAACGCTGAAGATGTTTGAAAATCAAATATTTTACCATTTGTCGAAATTCCAATGTAATCTTTTTGATTTAGAGTTGTCTGATTCCAATATAATGATCTATCTCTAAAATATTTTAGAACTTTCGTTTCGGTATCATAAGAAGCAACATATCCAAATGCCTTTCCATCAGTTACTATTTGTGAAATTTTTTCTCCCACTGATGGAGTTCCACTAACAGAAGTTAATTTTAGTGAATACACCGAAGAAAATGTATTATCAGTATAAATTTGAGTTGATCCAATTGAAGTTGGATTTTTTACAATTCCAACTTGAGCAAATTTGGTATCAATTGGAAAATCTTTAGTAGAATCATCAAATCTTGCATAGATTAAAACTTTATCAGTTCCAAGTTCTTTATATATGTCGTATCCGTGACCTCTTGATGGTGGAATAATAGGAACTAATGTTGCATAACTTCCTGCAGCATTGGAATTGAGTGATCCCAAATCAACCATACCATAACTATATCCCTTACCGCCAGAAGATACTACAGTATTTGATATTCTACCACTTACAACATCAACACTTACTTTAGCACCAGTTCCATCTCCAAGAATATTCAATTCTTGACCCAAACCATTAGCGTAATTTGCCCCAGAATTTTCAATATAAACTTTTTTTATTTGATTTTCATTTACCGTAGAATCACCATTTTCTCTAATTGCCCTAATTTGTGAATCTGTAGTGTATAACCAATTATTTGGAACAGTGAGATATTCGGTAGAATCGAATTTAATAATATCACTTGGTGATATGCTAAACAAATATTTCCAAATATAACCATCTCCACTATCTCCTGCTCTGGATGGTTCCAAATCAGTAAATTTTGGTTCATCTTGAGAAACATTCCCAACTGTGCCGATTCCTGATGATCCATTATCGATGCAAATATAAACTCTATAGTCAGAGTTCATTACATAATAGTTTGCATCATACAATCTTGCAGCCTTTGTTAATGGTGTTGGATTTAAAATACTATAATCATGGCGATACATTTCATATCTTGTTCCACTGGTCCAATCAATCCTCCTCACGATTCTTTTGACATTGGCAGAAGAAACTTTCTTACCAAACATCATCACATCACCAGCATGAGAATTATATGAAAAATTATCAATTGGTGCTGGAGTATTGGTATTCCAATCATCAGATCTACCAAAACCGACTATAGTTGGATTTGGTAGACTCAAAAATACGTAATAAGAATTTGCAGAGTTTTCGATAGACTCGACAAAATTATTAGCATTTAAAATTCTAAATTGATCAGTAACAATTGCTGACATCTTAAGATCTTTTTTTTATATTTATATCGTATTTGAAATCTTTCTAATCGCTCCACTATTCCTCAATCCAAACTTTCTTCTTTGAATTGTTGGGAACGTTGATAATCCAGCATCTACTACAAGTCCAGTAACTCCAATAGAAACTGGCGAAGATGAACGTTTTAGGTCATATAAACGTCCCCAAGATATTCTTCCTAAAGGATTAGTTAGAGATCCATACGTATTAATGCCAATAATGTTACTTGAAGTTTTTACATTACATACCATTACAGCATCTGGACCCAAATTACTAATACTACTTACATTATAGACGTTATCGAGGAATAATGTACCGATACCAACAATAGAAGAGTCTGAAGTTCCAACTGAAGTAACACCACTTCCAACCTTTGTATCAACAATAAGAACGGGATAATTTGCAATAAGATCACTTGCAGTGGCAGCATTTGCTCTAAAGAAAAACTTGAGTGCTAATGGGTGTCCACCTGCTCCTACTGATGTAGTTATTCCTGTAATAATACCCGAGAATCCTTGAACATATGCAATATCAGTTACAAGTTCATGACTATATTTTGGAGTTTCAATAATAATTTGTGGAGCAATTGTATATCCAAAACCAGGATTTGTGATAGTTACTGAAGTAACTCCACCATTAACAATTGTTGCAGATGCTGTAGCAGTTGTTCCAATACCAACTCCAATTTTTTTAGGATTTGAGATTTTAACAGTAACTGGAGAAGTGCTATATCCATATCCAGGATTAGTTACTATAATAGACTGAATAGTTCCCCCAACAGAAACGGTTGCACTCATTGCTGCGGCAACAGGATCATTTCCAGCAACAATCAAACTATCAAAAGTATTAATTGTAATACCATAATTATTTTCTTCATAATTGAAGAACTCTGCATTATCTACAAATATTTCAGATGAAGAACTATTAAGATCTTTAATAATCTTTGCAGTTGGATAAATTTGAGATTCTATAGAATCCCTAGTTTTGTAGATATAATCTCCTTTAATAATTTTATCAACTTTTTGTTTTTCCCATTCCATAGGTTTATAGTTATCTGCATCAACTCCCCTACCAACATAGACATCAGTTTCTACAAGATCTGATCCAATAATATCTAAAATGATTCTTGAATTGTCTTGAGAAATTGAATTAAGATAATTTGGATTTTTATATACGGTGAGATTGTCGCCAAATTTAATTGTTTCATTGACATCAATAATCTCAATATCAACACCTCTGGTTCCCAGATAGAAGAAAATATCAATCTTATCACTTTCCTTTGGTGGTTGAGTGAATGTGAATGAAGTTCCACCTTCAAACTGATATGCTGTTCCTGGAACTTGAAGAACGCCATCAATGAAGATAATGAGAACTGCATTTAGATCAATCTCTGCTGAAACTGAATCTGCAGGATCAACTTCAAAACTCAATAATTGACCATTGTAGTATAATGGGAATCTTTTTCTCGACCCATCTTGTAAAAATCTAACCGAGTCAATATAATCCATTTCACCAAACTGCCAAGCAGAAAAATAATCATTAAACGTTTCTACAACAGTTAATTCAAAATCATTAATGGGTGAACTTAATCCTTTTGCAGTCACAAGACCAACGGGTTTGAATACATCTCCAACTTTGAAAGAATGTCCAGATCTTGCAATACTAAAAGAAGAAACTTGGAATAATGTTGATCCTATTCCTGTTGTTTTACTTGAACCAATATCTACTGTTACTAGTAGATTTTTTCCTGTATTAGTTGTTGTTCCAATTCCCAATCTGGAAACTCCGATAACTTCTAGATTTTGATATGAAGGTTGGGGAATTTGAATGTATGGATTTGTATATCCTGTTCCACCATAAGAAACATTGAAACTTAATGTTCCACCAGCACCAACTGTTGCTGTGATAGTGGCAGCAGAACCAATAAATCCACCATATTGAGTAACACCAATAGAGACAATTCCTCTATATCCAGATCCAAGAATATCTGTAGATCCAAGACCAACGGATACAATACTTCCAGTTGCTGGATTGATGACTGCGGTAACAGATGATCCAACCAATGGTGCATATCCTAATCCTGGAGTAGATCCAAGAGAAACGATTAGTCCTCCACGTGGAAGTTGGTTTTGATTAATATCAAACTCTGATTGAATATATTGTCCATTTGCTGAAGTAATACCACTGAATATGACACTAGAAATACCTGCATTTTCAGTTAATGTGTAGTTATTTCCTGCATTATTTGTAGTTGTTGGGGTTTGAAAAACTCCATTAATAAACAGAATACCATTACCAATGGTAATACCAGTAGTATTAGCACCCTGAACAGATAATGTATAGGTCTTTCCAATACCAGTAAACTGATCGGAAATATCATCAAAAAGAATATTTGTTGAGTAATTTTTTCTAAGGAAAACTCTTCCAGAAAACTCTGCCTTTGTATATGGTAGGTTACTAGTATCTCTTCTGGAACGAGTGTTTCCTTTTGGTGGATCTAAGAAGTAAACCTTACTACCAACAATATTAAATGATCCTCTATAAATTTGAGCTGTAGAACCATCAGTGTGAGAAGTTGCCGAAGATCCAACAGATCCTCTAATAACCTTAACAAGTGGAAATGTCCCTATTCCAGTAATTGGTCCACTTGCAGTAGATCCAAATCCAACTGAAACAACCTTCATATATTCGTTATCAATTTTTAAAACATCTCTTGGTTGTAAAGTTGAAATACCACTCAAACTGAACATACTAGATCCAATACTAATTTGTCCAGTATTATTTGCTAAAGTATGTCTAACGGGAGTATATGTAATTGGTTGTTGAATAATGCCATCAAGAGAAATAATACTTCTCTCAACTTTTTTATTCATCTCCAACTTATGTGCATTTCCAGATCCATAAGAAGTAAAGGTAACAAAAACTCCGGCATTTGCATATTCTTGTTTGGTTGCAAGTTTGAATTGATTTGAATTAAGTACTATAGGATAAACAAATTGTGGAAGTCTGTTGGTAACTATTCCAAGATAATTTGCAGTAGATCCTATACCGACAGCACTTGCACCAATACTAGCATAAGATGATTCTGGGGTGTAATTGATTTCTTCGCCAGTATTAAAGAAATGATTTGGTATGGTAAATATTCCAGTTGATGCTTGCAATTGTAAAGAATTTGTTGGATCAAAAGTTTTGAAGTAAATTGAAGTTCCGTTGAATTTCAAATCGAAATCTGTTTTATTTGCTCTATTCCCATTAATGCCATCGTATGATGATAAAAATAGTGATTGTGTTGCAGATCCATATAAAATTGGTGGATTTTCATTGACAAAATCATTTTCAGTATAAAGAATTTCATTATATGATTGAACTTCAATATTTGAGTTAAAAATTGGATCTGGATAAAACTTGAGAGAAAGTACATTTCCAGATCTTTCACTACCAAATGTTCCAATACCAGATGTTGATCCTGTTGAAACAAATGGATATTGTAAAATGTAAGAATCGGATTTGTCATTGATCAGCATAACTTGATGCAATGAGCTAGTTTTTCCACAAGAAACTTTGACTAGAGATTTAAGTCCGCTATCAAGATCATATTTTAAGTTACATACTGTTCTTGTTGAAATTCCTACACTGTAAGTGCTTTCTAAACGAGCACTTCGTTCTAATTCATCAAGTTGCCCAGGAATTCTGAATCTATATGTACCAATTCCACTTACAGTTGATCCAAATCCAACAACGTTTGATCTAATAAGTAAAGATTCTGCCTGATCATTGGTAAAATCTAGAGAAATTCGATTTGTAATTGGATTTGCTGTTGCGGTGAGAATACCAACATATCTTTGACTAGAACTTTCAGATCCACTATCAAAATAATATTCCGAAATATAAGTATTGGTTCCATCATAATCTAAAAGCACTTCCAAATAATTAATTTTTCTAGTAATTGTGTTGAATATTTGAATATTTGCAAATATAGAATCGAAAGTTGATAATGAATAACTTGCAATTGTTGAAGTTGTTCCACTAGAAATAATATTATTTGATCCCGTCAAACTGATAAATCCAATACTCTGTGTTCCTATACCAGAAAGGTCAGTATTAAAGTTTAATTTTAAAACTTTAATATCATGATCGCTATCATAAAGTTCATATGGAGTAAATCTTAAAGTTTTTCTATCAAAAGTATCGATCTGAGCTTCAAGATCTCCAAGTTTATTTTTGCTATAGATAGATCCTTTTTCCAAAGTTAAGACATCATTTTCGGTTGAGAGAACAATTAACTCTGTTAACTGAGTTTCAAAGTTATCTGGATTGATAATTTGAACGAGATACTTTTCAAAGTTATCATCAATTGTGCAAATATCAGTAAATAAATCTTGATATCCTTTACTGGAAAATCTAGAGCTGATATCATCAATTATTAATACTCTATTTGTTTTACATTTAGTATAATCTGTTAATTTTCTGTTTTTAAATTTTAAATATTTTGATTTATCTTGGCGAATATCATAATCTAATCCAAAATCAAAGTTATTGATATTATCAACCCTCTTCTCTTCCGAAATATCTAAAATGACAACATCATTTGTCGTTGATGCATATGAAACTGACCCATTAACAGTAGATTCGATGGAAGTATCTGCAAAATTTTTAAGTCCTGCAGGATGTAAAAGTCTGTTAACAGGATCAATAAATTTATCATATTCAATAGAACTTTTTATAGTATATGAAAGATTTTGGTAATAATCATTATCAGTAGTTACTTGATAATCCTCATTTAATTTGCCAATATTATCTTCCCATCCATAATCTTGACGACTTGAATAGTCGATTTCAAATTTTCCACTATTTGATGAAATGTCTTTAATTGAAGCAATAACACCAGATTTTCTTCCCTTAATTCTTTCTCCTTTAGAAAGATCATAAGTTCCCTTTATTTTGATATAATCCTTTCTAGAATCGGTTATATAAATGTCTTTTTCAACAAATCCTGATCCAATATCAGTATATAATTGCTCACCAAGTTCGAATGAGGACCTTGTTTGAATATTTTCAAAAATTGGATATATGTTTTTGTTGATGATAGTTGCATATCCAGATTGATATGTTTTCGCAAATCCAGGATTGGTAGTTAAACCAGAAATATTAAATTCTAATTTTGCAGGATTTGTATTTTCATACAAAGAAATATTAAAAAATTGATAATTATAATCTGAAGAATTAAATCCAGTTCCGTCAGACGTATATCTTTCAACTCCCTCTACAAAAATTTCATCTCCAATTACAAATGGTTGTTTGGTAAATCCATTGAGTGGAGTTGAAAGTATGCACGTAACAATACCAGAAGCAGAAGTTATCATAGAACTAATGCCAACACCATTTGAATTGTTGATGGCAATAATTCTTTGATTTGTTGATTCTAACCCATATATTGGACCAAGAATATTAACTTTAAAAATAGTGCTATTTGGCACTTCACAACCTAAAGAACTTGAATCAACCACAGTATTTGAAACTGGGTCAAAAACAATAAGATTGGGTGGACTTAAGTAGTTTCTACCTCCATATAGAACATTAACCTCTTTTATGGTGTCTGATTTTTCTAAAGTTATTATTGGTGAAATAAATGCTTCTGGTCTTAAAGTTTTATCTGATGGATATTCATACCCAATATCCAATATTCTAACGTCCTTTATTCTTCCAATACTATTAGAAAGGGGAAGAATGTTTGCATTATTACCATTTTCAGATTGAATTTTTACAAATTTTGGAAGTTTTTTATAATTAAATCCTTTGGATAAGAGTCTAAGTGATTTTACACTACCGACAATATTTTCCGAAGACGCAGAGTATTCAATTTTATCACAATTTGATGGAGTATATGAATAAGATTCTGGAACATTTGTTAATGAAATATTAAATGTTGTTGATCCAATTCCAAATACATTGTATGTTCCATTATAAGTACTATTTTTAAATATAATTTCTGAAGAATCTTTTACATCACTGTCAGATGTACTGATATATCCCGATCTTTCTAGATTATAGTATAGTTTTGATGGAAATCCATCAGAATAGTTTAATGTTAATGATGATGTTTGAGTGACACCAACAGTTCCAAATCCAACAATATTGAATGAACTATTTTCTTTTGTAGAAAGAAACTCATTATTGAAATCTTTGTCGTAAAATAATTTAAACTTGGAATTGATAAGTGAAGAATCTGATAGATCAAATACAAGATTTGATTTTCTGATAACTTCTATAGGTGGATTAACTAATCCAAGAGAATGTTGACTTCCACCAATACCAATAATACTTACAATATTTGGAGAATCTAATTGTGTATCATAATAAGTTTCTGTAAGATGAATTGTATTTGAATCAATCTTATAAACATAATATATTCCAGTATTCAAACCTGAAGCAATCTTATCGGTTGATGAATATAAGACTTTGTCGCCAGTTTTAAAATTGTGTGATGTGAGAGTAATCTTGTTAGTTACATTATTAATCTGTGAAGATGTAAATCCTACCGGATTTAATATAAGTTTAGCAAACTCGGAATTATATTTGACTTTAATTGAAGTTGAAGTTCCTATTCCAACTGAAGTATTTGGAGTTACTTCAAGTTTTATAGTATCACCATTTTGAAGTCCGTGAGGTTCGGAAGTTCTTATCGATGATATTATTCTATCAACATTTCCAGTAACCTGATTGAAGTTTGACTGTAGTAGATACTCATAATCATTGCTACCATTACTATAAAAATATAGTCCATTTGTATTAGTTGTTAATCCAACAACGGTAGTTAATCCAATATAATCTTTAGATTTGGCAATTACATAAACAGTGCTGGTAGCAGTAAAGTTATCTGGTAAAAAGTAAGTTGATCCACTTGGAGCATTTCCAACAATAAATGAATCGACAGAGGGATTCTTAGTTAGAGTTAGTCTTTGCCCATTCTTGAAGGGGTGATTTGGTAGATATATTGATTGTGTTGGAATTGAAATCTGTTTAGAAGTTTCACCAATAGTGTAAGTTACTTGAATTGCCATTCCAGAAGTTGTTCCAAGTCCAACAGACTGTTGACCATTAAAATATATTTTATCATTTAATGTGGAATCAAATTGTGGAGTTTGAGTATTGATTGAAAATCTATTACTTAAAATATTTACAAAAGAACCTAAGGTATGTGCAGAACCCACACCAAATCTTTTAACTCTTAATATTGATCCTTCAGAATAAGTGTTGAGCACTTTTAAAATCTCACCATCTACACTGAGAGAACTTCCTATAGAAATACTATTTGGTATTTGAGATACGTAAATATCTTCAACATCTCCAGTAGGAATAACATTTGATGGAATTTCTTTAAATAATTTAATTTTTTCTGTTGAAACACCAACTTTGAACGTCCCATTTAAATTCAAGATTGAACTGCTTAATCCAGAAATAATAACATTATCACCATCATTTAATTCGTTGTAAGTTGATTGATATACTGTAATTGAACTAGTACCATCAAAGATAAAAATGCAATTTTCATAACGTTGCAAATTGGTGTCGATACTCAAAATATCTTTACCAA